ATCTAAAGGTCTTCTTGATATTGCCATTATTGTTCAGTTGCTGCGTTTTGTTGTTCTTTACCTTGTGCAAATCCAGTTACATCTCCTTGTTTTATAACAACACCAGCGTAGTTTAATATAGTAACTACAAGGTTGTTTTCTTCTGATGGATGTAATTCAAAGTTATAAGATTTTGCTACTGTATCATAACTATCATTAGCTGGATCAAAAACTGTAGGATCATAATAAGGTATTGTACCTTGAAGTACATAACCCCATTTAGGTCTTATTGGTTTTTTTAAGTAATCTAATTTTACACCAGATGTTATTGTTGAAGGATAAACAACAATACCCGTGTTTGTTAATGAATACACGGGCTGTGTTTTTACTGGTGCTGTTAATGGTGATAAATTAATGTATTTAACTTCTTCATGTGAAGCTCTGTCTGCTACAATGTTATCTACAGATACTACACCTACTCTATANANATCAGCAGGATATGCAAATTCACCATTAGAATGAGTAAGTGTACCGTCTTTATAAAACACATTTATTTTTTCTGCTAGATAAGTACTAGGATNAGAAAAATCACTTGTTAAAAAAGCNTTTAACTCATAACCTGCTTCTCTCACAAAATAACTTGCGAATATTTCATTTTGAGCTTGTTCAGCTAATCTGTTAAATTCCTCAGGAGTTATATAACCACGATTATCTTTGTTTGTAATAACAAGAACAGATTGGTATACATTGTTTATATTTACCATTTATTTACTTTTATATTAATTTGTTGATGTAAGGTTAATTTCTTACCTTACATCAGGTAAGCTATGAAAGCTTTTTAGTAATTGATTTCATTAAATCAACTCCTTCGTCTGTTTTAAAGTATTGTGCTAATGCACCGTAAGGATGTTGATCAAATGGTACTGTCATTACTTTTTTACCATTAGGAAACTTAAACACAGTGTTGTCCTCTGTTAATTCTAAAATACCAGATTCAACAGCTCTGTTAGCTAAGTTCCTTAAAGTTATATCTTCATCTTCAGAAAGTTCTATAAATAATGCTGGACTATGTCTAGCAAAACGATATGCATCTCTTTTTAATTCTTTAGATGATAATGTAGAGACACTAGAACCTAATTCAGTTCTCATTATAGCTTCTAAATGTGATATATCTAAAGTTCTTACTAGATTTAAAGCTTCTAGTTCAAATTCTAAATCTTCTATTTCATCTTCAGCTATTATTTGATCATCTATTTCTTCCCAAATTTTTCTTGGATGATATATAGATAATAACTTTTGTATTAAAGGTTCTGTTCTAGGTACGTTTAATACTCCATCTTGAAATATTAAATGCTGTAACGTAGAATAACCATCTTGTTCATCAACAAATAAAGATTTTTGATTAGAAGCTAATCTTAATTCTCTATTCATTCCTTTTTCTTCATCCCAATATAACAAAGGTTTTCTTGGGGTGTGTCTAGTTTGTATTGTATATGTTATAGGTGACATATCTCCTTTTAATACATATACTCTATCTTTCAATTCCCATTTCTTTTCTGGGCTTTGTACTTTTGTTTTCATAATAAAATAATATAAAATAAGAATACTGGGCTCCGAAGAGCCCGTATCCTATAGTTAAAAAATATTAAGCTTTAAATAACACGAAGTTATTTGCAGCTTGAGTAATAAGACATCTTTCACTTAAGTAGATAACTCTCATTTCATCAATATCAGTTGTAGGGCTAGAAGTTCCAACAGATCCTGTAATCCAAGATTTATTTTTTCTGTTTTCAGTTTCTGAAGCTCTATAACGAATGTGTAAGAATGGTCGCTTGATATTTTGACCTAATTGCTGATCGTAAACTGTAGAAGTTCCTGCTGGTACTAATACACCTTCAACATCACCAAAACCTCCACGAGTTGACCAGTCATTTAAATATTTCCAGTCAGTTTTGTAAAAGTCATAAGATCCTCTGCGATATCCTGTAAATCCAAGATTTAATGCCATGTCAGCACTGTTGTTAAATACACCATAAGATGTACCATGAGCAACACCTGCTGCGCCTGGATATGCACCATTTTGCATAGCAAGAATGTCATCAATCTCTAAAGAAAGTTCACGATTTAAGAAAAGCATGTTTTCTTCAATAGCTCCTTGCTTGTCTAATTGCTTAAGTACTGCATCAAAATCTGTTAATGCTCCACCACCTGCACCTGCAGCTGCTTGAGATCCAAATCCTTGATATACATTTCCACGCGCTTCAAGAGCAGCAAAGAAACCTTCAGTACCTTTAGCATTTTGATTAGTTCCACCAACAGTGATTGAACTAGCGCCTGCAGTATAGCCTAAAGCTATTCCGTTAGCACCACCTTGTCCACCTGTTTTAAGAACACCTTCAACCATAGACATTTCGATGTAATCTTCCCAACGTAATCTATTTTCGTGTTCAGACTTCATGTACCATAAATATCCACTAGCACCATTCTCAGAAGTAACTTCAATCCAACCGATCTGAGCTGTGTCAGAACCATTGATTGCATAGTTTTCTTTTAAGATAATAGGTGAGTTTGTAAATGTAGCATAGCTAGGATTTAAAGACTCTGTAAAAGTACCTGTACCTTTAGCAAATTCTGATCCATAAGATATAGCTGTTACTCTGTTTGCCACTAAAATACCACCGTGAGCAACGTAACATTTAATTTGAAAGTTTTGTCCTGCTACTGCAGTAACAACTCCTTTGATTACTTCGCCAGTTCCACCAACAGCTGATGTAGCTGAAGTTTGAATTTGTACCATTACTGTTTCTCCTACTCTAAAGTTTACAGGCTCAGTTTTATCTGTAGTAATTCCTGTGCTTCTTGGTTGTGCAGTTGGTACACTAAAGTTAAGTGCTGTACCTGATGCTCCTGCTACAATTGCTCCTGCAACAGCTCCACCTGGTAATGCGCCTTGATTTCCTAAAGGAATAACATTAGCATAACGTGTGTGTAATCTACCTTGCTCAGTCCAGATTATTTGATCTGAAGTGGAAGGCATCTCCGCTGATACCATACGTAAGAAAGAACCGATAGATCTGTTTCCATATCTTTCTACTTCTTTTTCGTATACATCAGGTAAAAATTGTTGACCCCACTGAGCAAAATTTGCATCAGTAAAATCGATATAGTTCCCAGGATACATTGTTTTGCTCTGGGTTGGTTGTAAAGCGGCTGGTATGCCTACTGTAAATGCCATTTGTTTTGATTTTAAAAATTATTTATTTCCATTTAATGCGCAATTTTGATGAATCATCGCCAGAAACTACTCTAATTTTTTGACCGCTAGAACTCACAACATTACTGTTATCAGATCGCGGAGACATATCTATATTTTTAGCAGCTTTAGCTTGATCTTTTATGGCATCGGCACGGCCTTGCTCGTAAAAATGATTAGCTATTTTATCTGCATTTGCTCCTGCGAATAATGCTTTATGGTAACCTCTTGCATCTGCAACAGTACCATCTTTACCTATAAAGGTATTAGCAAAATTCTTTATATCTGACTGAAATTCTTTAGTCTTTAATGGATTATCTACTTTAAAACGATATTTATTTTTTCCAACGCTAAAATCAAAACCTTTGAAATCGTCTGAAAAAACATTATCAGTTTTACTTAAAAAATCCTTTTGTAATTTCTCACTTTCTTCTTGTAATTGCTTGTGGTTATTATAATAATCATAAGCCTCTTTATATTCAGGAGCAACTTCATTTTGCTTTCTTAACTTAAGATCAGCATAGTATTTTTCCTTACTTGTTGTAAAGTGGTTTTGAGCATTAAATAACTCTTCTTTAAAAGCTAATTGTTTAGCTTTAACTTCTGACGGATCATCCGCCTCTTCATCATAACTAAAATTTTTATTGAGTAAAAACTCAACGTCATCTTGGTTTAAATGAGGTTTTGTGTTTTTATAATATTCACGCATAAGCGTTACATTGTCGTATTTACTAATGTCTCTATTTAGATTAACATAATCTTCTAAAGAACCACCAGTCTCTTCCATAAATATAACTAACTTTTCTACGTTTTCAGGAAGCATTTGTTTTTCAGCTTCCTTGACTTCTTCTTTTTGCTCTGTTGTTATAGATTTTTCTTCTTTAACAACAATTTCTTCATCTTCTTTAATTAATTCTAAAGGTGAATCGTTTTCTTTTAATACTTGTTCCTTGGTTTCAAGGGTTTTATTTTCCTCATCGGACTGTCCCCGCAATGCCACTTTGGGCTTCTCCCCGCTTTCAGGTCCTTTTTCTCCTGTATCTTGCAGGCTATCAGTTGTTTCCCTTGGTATGGCATCTTTTTCTTCTTTTCGTACAGGAGGTTTATCTAAATTGACTTTATAAACACCATCGTCTTGTAAGCCATATTCAGATGCAACTTCCCCAGTTTCTACTGCTTGATCTAATACAGCAGCTTCTTGTTCTTGTTTTGTAGGTGCTGGACTATCGTCTGCAACAACCTTAACTTGTACTTTTTCTTGTTCTTCCATAATAATATATAATAAAATAATTTAATTTTTACTTAGGTTCAAATCTTGATAAGTCAATACCACCTAGCACGTCATTACCTTTTGACTCAAATGATTTTGCTGGTTTACCAGTTTGTGGTGGACCAGATAAACTTTTAACTGATGTTTTTAAATTAGCAACTTCAACAGCTGTTTCATTTTGTTTTTCAACTAATTCTTTTTGAGCTTCTAATTCTAATGCTTTTAATTTAACATTTAAATCATACTCAAACTGCATTAGCTCTCTTTTTGTTTGAGCTTCTACTTCTAATTTTTTAATTTCAAACTCAATATCAGCTTGTCTATATTGAATTTTAGATTCTGTTTTAATTTGTTCTGCTTGTGCTTTTGCTTCTTCTATTTGTATCTGTGCAGCACCTTGAGCTTCAGCTTGAGCAACACTAGCCGCTTGAGCCATTTGTTGATCTATTTGCTGTTTCTTTATACGTCTTATCTTAAGTACTTGATTAGCAAGTTTAAGATTTTTTATTTCACGTATGTCAATAGCATCTTCTAAATTAATACTATCTCTTGATAATGCAGCTTGTATATTAGCTTCTAATAAAGATTTTTCTTCTTCATCAGGCATAAGCTCTAAAAATATACCAAAATCATGTAAATGTAAATTGTTCATTTCTTCTAGAGAACCTACTGAAAATCTACCAAGCGCACCTATAAATGCTTCTTTTGTTGGATGAAACTCTAATACATCTTTAAATCTTAAACATATAGATTCAGCTAATGCTAAAGTTATGTACATGCTAGATGATAATATATGTCTTGTAGCTGTATTACTATTTGCCGCAGCAAGTTTTTGAACTCCAACTAACGAGTTAGGATCAGGATCAGAACCATCTCTAGCTTCATTTAAACCAGTAATATCTCTAATCATTTGTATATACTGGTTATATGCGGCTATAAGTATTTGTATTTGATTACCTTGAGTTCCTGGTAATTCTTGTATTGGTACTTTACCTGGGTTTTGATCTCCTTCAACAGTTAATGATCTACCTATAATAGAACCTGTTTGGAAATACATGTTTAGTGCTTCTTGAGCATTATAGTTTGTACCATTACCTAAATCAACTTCTGCAATACCATCTGCATCTAAGAATACACCTGATGGAACCATTCGCTGAATAGTTTGCTGTAATTTTAAATGTGTTAATTGTATTAAATCAGCATAAGGTGTCATTTTAGACACTAAAGATGTTATATTACCTTTATATATTCTTGGAGCTGATACAGTGTAGTTCATTAATACTTTATTAGTATTAGAACTAGGTCTTATCATATTTGTAGCTTTGTTCCATTCAAGTAAAATATTACTACCTAATATGTAAGCTCCTTCATATATAACCTCTCTAGCTTGTGCTACTCTTTCAAATCTTGTTCTTTTATCTTGAGGTGGATTAAATTGATCATCTTTTAATATAGCTTTTTCTGCTCCTGTAGATGTTTCTTTAATCTTATAAACATTGTTTTCCCAAGTTTTCCAATTAAAATATAATACAGTTAATGTATTATTGTTATCTATTTCACTATTTCTGTTTGCGTTAAAATGATCTTTATTATAATTAGTCCAGTTAGAACCTTTTTTAACAAATTCAGCTATTTCTTCATTTGGTAAATCTGGAAATTGTTTTTTAAGTTCATTTACTGGTATTCTTTTTATTTCACCAAAATAATAACAATCTTGAAAATTAGGATCTTCAGTGTAAGACCAAACTAAATTAGCGGGATCTACGTAGTCTAATTTTATACCATCTGTATTATTAAATGTATTTTTAACAGCACCTATTCCTAAAACAGCTAAATCATAATCTACACGTTTTTTTAATTCTGTATATTTATTAGTTAAAAAAACATTATTAATAGCTTGCTCTTCAGCTATTTCTATACCTTGTTTATAGTTTAATTGCATGTAAACCTCTAGTTCATCTGTGCTAGCAGGAACTTCATCTTTAGGTATATTACGTGCATTAACACCAAGTTCTTGTTCTATTACACCAAGAACTTCTTGAGATGCCATATCTCTTTCTACTTTCTTAACGTAGTTAGTTCTTTCTTTTGTAGCTACAGGATCTTGTGCAAAAGCTTTAATATCAAAAAGTCTATCTTGCATACCGTTAACAACTATGTCTACAAACTTAGGTATTATAGGTACAGGTTTCCAGTCTAAATTTAAATAAGATAAATCACCATTTGTAGCAAATTCATCTTTATATTTTTTAATAGATTGTTCACCTCTTGCATATAATCTGAGTCTATTAAACTCTTCGCTTACTTGATAATACATGCCTGGGTTATTATCTCTATTAAACCACTCTTGTTCAATAGCTCTTCCAACCGATAGACCATATTCAGAAGACATTTTTTCTTCATCTGAGACAGCTTGACTCGGAAATTGTGTAGGAAGTTGTCCTGTTGTTATTGCCATATTTATTGTATTATCTTACTCATTGATCCATCGTTTTTATATTTAGCAAAACGAAAATCTATTTTTTTTGTTGTTCTTTGCATGTTTGGTCTATACATATGTTTTCTACATGCCATTGCTGCTAATCCACTACTTATAGATGCATCATGAGATGTTCTTCGAGATATATCAAATCTTGCCCAGTCTTCTAATGTTCTTTGAAAATACATATTACCATGATTTTCTTCTTTACGTCCTACATAATCCTCTATGTAAGACTCAATAGCAGCGGCATGAGCTTGTTTTATATCTTCAGATGTATTTGGTATACCTCCTAATTCTATTTCTGTTTTAGATAAATTACCTAAGAGTTTATCAGGTCTATTCATTGAATAGCCTCTATAACCTCTTCTTTTTAAATGATATAGTAATCTTGGTTTGTTATTTTCTGCAAGTATCGGCATACCATAAAAAACTAATGCCATTAATACTTCTTCAAAAAATATTTCTGCTGTCTGTGGTCGTGCTATATATTCTAAGAAAAACTTAGTATTAGGCACATCATTTACCATAGAAAAAGTAGTTAATCCGTGAAGAGCACCATTAGACCCACGGCCGCCAACAGTACCGCTGATATCATAACTATCGCACCCAAAGGCTCCGAGGCCATCATTGCCAGGATATTTAATACCATTTTTTGTAATTATATTGTTTTGTATGTTATCTGGTGGTATCCATGATATTCTAAATCTACCGTTTTTAGTAGGTACCCATATAACTTTAGTATCTTTTATACCATTTTGCCAAGCAAAAGTTCCACGAACAACATAACCTTTAATAGCCATCTCTTCGTTAAAATCTATTTGCTCGTATATTTTAGTTAGATTAAATAATGAATTAACTGTTTCATCTCTAAAAGCGTGCTTTTCAGACCTTGGAAATTGTCTGTAATATTCATTTAAAGCATCGCTATCTCTTTTTAATCCTTCTACTTCATTTTCCCAATGATCAATGACTCCCGTAAAAATCTTTTCTCCATCAATTCCTTCAATCGGATCTGATGGTGAGTCGAAGACAGGATATCCGTACTTGTCAATAAACCCTTCATATCCCCACTCCATAGGTATGAACAAAGAATATAATCCACTTGTAGTCTGGCCATTGCGGTTTCTATTTGTGACATCTGAATTATAAAATAATTTTTTAAAGTTATCTCCACCTTTATTTAAAGCATTAGATGTTGATCCCATCATGCATTTACCAACTACTCTGGCACCGAGCCTGAGGCACGTTTTCGTGACTCTCCAGTTGTTGAGTATATTGTCCGGCCTCTCCCATTTACCCGATTCATCATGGACGAGGAGTTGTAGCTTCTCCCCATCATACGAGTTGTCTCCCGTGTTCTTCCAGTCGATTGTTGTGTCGAGCCCCTGCCCAAATTCCTCCTGACTATAGGTTTCTTTGATGGCGTTTCTGGTAAGTCTTCTTGACGGTATCTTATAGGAAAGCTCCGTCTTCGGTCGTTCCATCCCATCCTGTATTGGTTTGAAAAAAAATGGATAGTTGATTGATATGGGTACAATCTTGTCTGTAAACATCTTNTTTGCATCTGCTCCAGTTTTAGATAAGACCCCAAATCTAGAGTCCTTGGAAGTTGTNGCCAAGTTAACAGTCTCTGAGGATGCCATGAAGCTAAACCCAGACCGTCTATTCTTGAGGTAGCACATTCCATAAGATCTTTTATCTGCCTTACATGCCTCCCAGAAGTAATAAAAGATTCTATTCGCCTGTCTAAAGTCTGGTGCTCCCACGTCGATTTTTGTCCAAGTGAGATATATATAGTGCGATCCTGTAATGTAGTTTGCTTCGCCGTTGCACATGAACCAATAACCAACATCCCTGCGGTTAAATTCAACATCAATATAACTATAGTATTTTTCTTTAATATCTTCTGAGCAATTTTGAAAATCATATATAGTTTTTATTTTGTTTAAAGATTCTGGTTTATTTGGTATTCTAAAATATTGTTCTTTATTTTTAAGATCTTTTCCATCTGTTTTATTTGGAGTTTGAGGTAATCCTACCTTAAGACCTTGAATATTATATATATCACCTAAAGTACCATCTTTGCTTATTATAACACAGTCTAAATCTTCATTATAACCATATGCAAAGTTTTTATGCTTATTAGTGTGTTTAATTTTTTTATCAGCTAAGTGCTGTCTATCAATAGTATATAAAGTCTGCTTATACATTACTTAATTCTATTTTCAACACCTAAAAAAGTTTTTGTTTCTTTGTCGCTTTTTGTTTCTGTTAATTGCTCTATTTTTTCAACTATTTTTAAAGAATCTTCTATAGCAACCCATTTAGCTTGAGCTGCTGTTTTTGCTTTTTCAGGATCTAGTTCAACTAAATCAATTTTTTGTCTTATAACTTTATCTAATTCAACTAATGCTTTTTCAGCTGCTTGAACTATTTTTTGTCTTCGCTCCATAGTCTATTGTTATTTGATTTGATAATACACGATATAATTTTTGACCATCTATATTAAACTCATATTCAGAGTTAGGCGTAAACCCCACTATTGATCCTTTAGATAGCCCTAGCTGCTCTAAATATTCATTTAAATAAACTAGCTCACCAGATAAATTTTCATCAGCTCTAAGAGACCATTTACTGTTTTTGTATAAAGGTTTTATGAAACAATATTCTGGTAAACATTTCCATTTGCCATTTTTTTTATAAGCATATATTTGATCGTCAGCTACAACATACTTATCTTCACCAATGTAACTAGATGAATTTCTTTCTTGTCCATGAGAATCATACCATCTTCTAAAAACATTGTGATGTAGTATAACTTTATCTCCTTTGTTTATTTTTGTTTTGGTTGCAACAGGGCAACTATGAACAGTACCAATACGATTAACAAAAATGTGATCACGTTCTGTAATTTCTGTGTTAACAATTAATTTTTTATCATCAACATCAACTACGTTATTGTAACGATTTTCAGTAGATATAATATAATCAAAAAGTGCCTGCATTAATAATCTAAGTTATATTCAACAGATACTGCC